TGTTGATGTTGATATCGTGCCTTGGTTGTGTGCTGATAATGAAGAAGTAATAACAGCTAAGATGAAAGAAAGCAAATCACAGATATGTTTTGGGCACTTTGAAATCAAAGGCTTTGAAACTATGCCAGGTGAAGCATCACCCGTAGGTCTTGACAAATCATTCTTCTCAAAGTATGATATGGTATTGAGTGGACACTTTCATCACAAATCGGATGATGGACAAATCTTCTATGTCGGTACGCCAGGTGAAATGACTTGGTCCGACTACAACGATCCTCGCGGGTTTCAAATCTTTGATACAGATACCCGTGAGTTAGAATTTATTCAGAACCCATATCGTATGTTCCACAAGATTCGTTATGATGATGGTGAACAAGACTTTGAATACTGGAAGAACTTTAACTATGATGCATACAAAGAAACATATGTTAAAGTGATTGTAATCAATAAACAGAATCCATACCTGTTTGACAATATGCTAGATAATCTATATAAAGCAAACGCTGCTGATATCTCTGTTGTAGAAGACTTCACAGATACTAACAGCATCATAGATGATAAAGAAATTATTGACCAAGCTGAAGATACGATGACTATCTTAGGCAAATACATTGATAACTTGGCGCTCAACGTAGACTCTGACAAAATTAAGATACTCATGCGTGAGTTATATGTTGAAGCATTGAATACAGAAACTACAGACTGAATGATAACATTTCGTACCCTGCGTTGGAAGAATCTTCTTTCAACTGGTAATTATTTTACTGAAATAAAACTAAACAACAATGCACACACTTTAGTTGTTGGACAAAATGGCTCTGGCAAATCAACGATGCTAGATGCTTTGTGCTTTGCTTTGTTTGGTAAAGCATTTCGTAACATCAATAAACCTACTCTGCTGAATTCTATCAACGGTAAAGACTGTGTTGTTGAAGTTGAATTTAGTGCCAACAACAAATCGTACAAGATCATTCGCGGTATCAAACCTAATGTGTTTGAAATCTTTCAAGACGGTGAACTGCTGAATCAAGACGCTGCGGCTAGAGACTATCAAGAGTACCTTGAGAAGTTTATTCTGAAGCTGAACTTTAAATCGTTCACGCAGATTGTGATTCTAGGTTCTGCATCATTCACACCGTTCATGCAATTGTCTGCTTCTGATCGCCGTGCGATTATTGAAGACTTGCTTGACATTCAAATCTTTTCGACAATGAACAACATTCTCAAAGAAAAATTGTCGAACAATAAAGATTTAGTTGCCAACAAGAAATATGAAATTGACCTAGCAAAACAAAAGTTTGAGATGCAAGAGAAGCATATAAAAGAACTTAAAGAAGATAATGAAGTTAGGATCAAAGCATATGAAAAAGATTTACAGAATAATCTCAATTCGGTACAAAACCTTTACTCCAACAATGCCACTTTTTCGAGCGAAGTCGATGGGCTCCAAGTTGCTATCACTAGCAAACTTGAAGTGGAGACTAAACTCAAGACGATTACAAAAATTGAATCGCAGATTGAAACATTGCTATCCAAACATAAACGCGATATCAGTTTCTTTCAACACAATGACGATTGTCCAACCTGTAGGCAAGCGATTGCCTTGGGGTTTAAGCAAGAAGAACTTAGCACCCTTCATGCAAAATCAGAAGAGTGTAAAGAAGCCCTAAAGAAAGTTGAGACAAAGATTATCAATCAACAAAACAAGTTGAATGAGATCAATGACAAACAGAAGAGAATTCAACAATTACAGATTCAGATTGCTACTACCAACACATCGATTACTGAAACAAACAAGTACATCGATAAGTTAAAGATTCAAATTCAAGAACTCAAAGAATCCAAGGTAGTGACAGACCGAGAACAATCAGACCTAAAAGCGTTAAAGGATCATTTGTCTGAATTAGAAGAAGAGTTGAAAGAACTAATACAAGATAAAGCATACTATGAAGTCGCCTCAGGTTTGTTGAAAGATACCGGTATCAAGACTAAGATCATTCGTCAGTATTTGCCAATCATCAATAAACTAGTCAACAAATATTTAGCATCACTAGACTTCTTTGTAAACTTTAACTTAGATGAATCGTTCAAAGAAACAATCAAATCGCGTCATCGTGATGATTTTTCATACAACAATTTTTCTGAGGGTGAGAAACAGCGTATCGATATGGCATTGATGTTGACTTGGCGTGCCATAGCGAAACTGAAGAATTCTTCAAATACCAATCTGTTGATTCTTGATGAAGTGTTTGATTCAAGCCTAGATACTAATGGTACTGAAGAACTGATGAAGATTCTTCATATGTTAGAAGATGTAAATCTGTATGTCATTTCGCATAAGGGTGATATACTACAAGATAAATTCAGCAATGTAATTCGTTTTGAAAAGGTAAAGAATTTTTCGAGGATAGTGAAATGAAAGAACTTCATATGTTTGAAGAAGGAAATAGACTAGCAACAGTCTATGCCAGAGGACCTTTATCGTACAGAGTATGGTGCCTAGATAGTTTAACCGATCATCAAGAAGAGCGTTTTTTTAATAGTGAACAAGCGGCAGAAGATTTTGCCGAAGAATGGGTGATGAAAGCATGAGTGAAATTTTAACAATCAATACAGAATCAAACGAATTCAAAGAAGAAGTCATTGAACCGTTATCGGTGTTTGGTGACACACATCCAATGCTCAACGAAGTTGTACCTGAGTATCGAAATGTTTTGCCAAACAAGAACATGACTGCTCTAGTCAAACGATTGAAGATGACGATGAAGATGTATGCAGGTCTTGGACTTGCTGCGAATCAATGCGGTATCTTTGAGCGAGTGTTTGTTATTGGCTCTGAAGATTTTCAGTTTGCGTGTATCAATCCTAAAGTCATTCAAGCATCAACTGAATTAGATAAGCAATCAGAAGGTTGTTTATCATACCCTGCTATCTATCTGAAAATTGATAGACCGAAATGGATTGATGTAGAATTTTGGACCGAAGAAGGTAAGCAAGTGCAAACTAGACTTGAAGGTCTATCTGCTCGTTGTTTCATGCATGAACTAGATCATTTGAATGGTACTAAGTTTGTTGACTATGCAGGACCTGTTGCACTTAAAATGGCAAAGAAGAAACAACAAAAACTCATCAAACGCTATCAAAGGAACAAGTAATGAAACCTTGGCAACATGGTTATGATCTAGATTTTCTCAAAGGCATTGAAGCAAAGTATGCTCATTACAATAGCTTCACACTTTCGCCTTTTGTCAAAGTAAAGAAAAACAATGTAGCGCAAAGTTTGAAAGATGGTACTCTGAAGCAGCTAGATGACAATACATTCATCAATGTAACAACATCAAAAGCAAAAAGTAAGATTACGATGCACGGTGATACTCACATCGCAATAAAAGAGAAAGATGATATCGTTCTGTCTGAACTAGTTGGTGATGAAACTTTACTAGAACAAGAGATTGCAAAGTATCAAGACAATAACTGTTGGTTGTATGTTTGGGCAGAAGATACCGCACTGAATGTTTTGGCTGAAAGAAATAACTTCTGTAGAGTGGGACCAAAGATTACCACATTTGGGGAAATCTTTATGATACACTACAGGGGTAGACCTCGCCCATTCCCAACGATTGACAAAGCAGAGTATCAATCAATCAAGAAGATTGGAACTGTTAATCAAGAGTTGATAGATGCGATTGCAAACAAGCTAGACAAGTTACCTGCATTCACGAATCATTACAGTAACTACAACAAGAACAAATCATGGGGAGCATTGTCTCTGCGTGGTTACTCTTCTGATCCATTCTTCATCACAAAACCAATTGAGATGAATGACAAGTGGCAAGAAGAAAACAAAGATAAAGTATTTGGATTACAAGACACAGAATTGTTTGAACAGTTTGAAGAAGTAAGAGAACTACTGAAACCTTATGGAGATAAATTGCATCGTGTTCGTTTCATGCGCCTACGACCAGGCGGTGGTGAGTTAGAAAGACATACCGATCAAGTTGATCCTGACTCTGGTGGTTCATTAGGAAAACTTTCGCGTTTGCATTTCCCAATCAAAACAAACGATGATGTTAAATTTACAGTATGGCATACAGATGGAAATCCTAAATACATCCATATGCAAAAGTATGAGTGTTGGTTTCTAGATACACGCAAACCGCACATGGCAGTAAATGGTGGCGAAGACGAAAGAATTCATCTTGTTGTAGACATTGTTACAGAGAAAGATTTACATGAACTTATTATCGGCTGAAGACTATCTTGCAACAGTAGCAGATTGGCAAGACCCATATCCACCGCCTGTTGTAGAAGAGCATAATGGGTTCATAGTCGTTCGTGATGACAAGTTGGGTTATGGAAGTAAAACTCGTTTCATCGACTATCTCGTTAAAAGCGAAGGAAAAGAATGGGTGTTTGGTGGTGCAAACAAAGTAGGTTGGGGTCCTATCTCTCTGACTCATGTTTGTAATCTGTATGGCAAGAAAGCTACATTCTTCATGGCTAAACGAAAAGTACCAACATGGCATCAGCAACAAGTGCTAGACCTTGGTGGCACGATTCATTGGGTCGATAACGGTATGCTCAATGTAACAAAAGCAAAAGCACGAAAGTATTACGAAGAAGATACAGTAAATCGTAGAGTGTTGCCTTTGGGGCTTGAACATCCTACTGTTCTTGGTTCAATTATGAAAGTTGCAAGAAGTCTAAATGTAAACCCAACAGAGATATGGACTGTTGCCTCTAGTGGTACACTTAGTCGAGGACTTCAAATGGCATTCCCTGATGTACCTGTGTATGCTGTAGAAGTAGGACATAAAATGAGTGACTATGAAAAGGGGCGTGCTATCGTGATGCGCTCACCGTACGGGTACGATCAACCCGTTGAAGAAGAATATTTACCCCCTTATCCTTCTGAAAAATACTATGATGCTAAATTGTGGCAGTTCGTTATTTCAAACGGTAAACCTGGCGCGCTAATTTGGAATGTTGCATGAAATATTTCTACGAAAAAAACAGAGAACTGATTGAATCAGAAGTAAACAAAAAGTTTGAAGAGATTTTGTCTATGACGAAAGATGAATTTCGTCAATGGGTAATTGATCTACGAAAAACTGTTGTGACTCTATGGGATGAAAAAGGTCAACCACCGAGAGTTGGTTACGATGAGCAAGAAATCGTAGAACAGTTTAATGAGATGACTTCTTTTCCTGTGCATAAATTTCTTGTCAAAGATGAACTGACAGGCGAGAGAGATGTTATTCGTAACACTAGCGTTGTAGGTAATGCAGTAAATCAATGGTTTCCTACGATGATGAAGACTCGTATCAACTACACTAAAGATGTTAATAGTGGCAAATCGATTTACGATTACTTCGCAAAAGATGAACTGTTGAACACATTCGTCACCTATGCATCACGACATTTCAAACGCGATTCATTCTATCACTACTCGTTGCCTATCAAACTAAATGCTCTGATTAAAATTGGATCACTAAAGTTTGTTGCTGTTTCGACAAGCGAGTTTATCAATTGGTTCGAAACACACGCAAGAAAGTATGACACACACGATTACTGGTTAGAACCTGTTCTGAATGAAAAAGAATATACAGGTTACAATGAAGAACTAAAAGATCAAACCTATCTTCGCATAGAGAAGAATGAGATTGAATCGTTTAACATACCAGCACATTGCAAAACTAATGTCGATCATAAAGATGCACAAGTGTTTCGTATTCGTATGTATGAAAAAGGACAGAGACTTTTTCCTGTCGGTTTGAAAGCATTCCGTGTTTCATTCTGTCAGTATGCGGTGAACTTTCCACCATTGACTGCAAAGTATCTGTATGAACGATATACCGATCATATCAAGACACAAGATCAAATCAATATCTACGATCCTTCTTCTGGTTGGGGTGGGCGTTTGCTTGGTGCGTTATCTGTGAATGATGAAAGAAACATTCATTA